GGCCGCCGAAGAAAACATCTAAGTAACTAGTCAATGCTCTATCCCCGCCCCTATCAACGCCAAGCGCTTGATGCCCTTTACACCTATTGGCTCAAGGGCGGTGTCAATGGCCTCATTGTGTTGCCGACCGGCTCTGGCAAGTCATTGATCCTTGCTTCTATCTGCAAGGAGATTCTTGCCCGCTACCCCAGCTTACGCATTGCCATTGCCACGCATGTCCGTGAACTTATTAGCCAGAACTACAAAGAACTCATTGCCCTTTGGCCGGAGGCCCCGGCCGGTATCTACAGCGCTGGCATCGGGCGTCGCGATCGCCATCATCAAATCATGTTGGTCGGCATCCAGTCGGTCTACAACAAGGTTCCTCTGTTAGGTGGGTTTGATATCCTTCTTATCGACGAGGCCCACCTCATCAGCCGCAACCAGGCCACCATGTACGGGGCCTTTATTAATGCTTTGCGTGCCCAGACCCCAGATATGCGAATGGTAGGTACAACGGCGACAGCATTTCGCCTTGACTCAGGCCGCCTCGACTACGGCAAAGGCCGCTTATTTGACAAGGTGGTCTATGAAGCCAAGGTGACCGACCTTATTGAACAGGGCTATTTGTCTCCCCTACTTAGCAAAGCTACTCTTACCCAGTTTGACATTTCCGGCGTACAAAAACGCGGTGGTGAATTTATCCCCGGCCAGCTCGAGGTGGCGGTTGATAAGGACTGGATCACCAAGTCGGCGGCCAAGGAGATTGCCCAGCTAGGCGCCGGGAGAAAAAGCTGGTTAGCATTCTGTTCTGGTGTCGAACATGCCGGCCACATGCGCGATGCTATCCGCGCCGAAGGCGTTAGCTGCGAGACGGTTACCGGTGAAACCCCCAAGGCCGAGCGTGATAGTTTTATCAGACAGTTCTCGCAGGGGGATATCAGGTGCCTCACTAGCGTAGGTGTGCTGGGCACCGGCTTTAACCACCCCGGCACCGATCTTATTGCCCTCTTGAGGCCAACGGCCAGTGCCGGCCTGTTCGTCCAGCAAGTAGGCCGTGGGCTTCGTCGCGCTCCCGGCAAGGATAACTGCCTTGTTCTCGACTTCGCTCGCAATACCGAACGCCATGGTCCTATCGATACCATCACGGCCAAGTCGGCCGGCGAGAACAAAGGCGACGGTGAAGCGCTCTCCAAGGCCTGTCCTGTGTGCCAAACCATCCTGGCGCTGGCTGCCCAGCAATGCCCTATCTGCGGACATCTGTTCCCGCGCGATCTAATGCCCAAGCACGAAGCCGTAGCCGATGCCAACACAAATATCCTCTCCAAAGGCAAAGCCCAATGGGTCGACGTCGACGCGGTCAAGTATTACGTCCACACCAAGCCCGGCTCCCCCAATTCCCTTCGCGTTGAATACTCCTGCGGCTTTGTCACCCACAAGGAATGGCTGGGCTTCCAGCACCAAGGGCAAATGAGATCACGCGCCGAGCAATGGTGGCTTAAGACTGGACAGCGGCCGATCCCCGCAACAGTTTCAGAAGCCCTTTCGCGCATTAAAGAGCTGAAGATACCCACAGAAATCTGCGTGCAGCCCGATGGCAAATATTTTCGAGTGGTAGGCGTAAGGTTTGAACAAATAACAGAGGAAGCGGCCGAATGACCCCCAACCCTAGCCCTTACTTGCCCCAACCCACCCTAGTCCTAGGGGGCTTGTTTAAACCAAACTACCCCCTAAAAGTTAACCACGTTTGTTAACCTAGTTTATTAACCATGTTTGGGGAACCGGGATAGGACGTCTAAGTAAAGCCTATAAGTTACCCGAACGCGCGCCGGGGACAGCCGTTCCCCCCAAGCTCGGTTTCTTTGCAGCCTCACACTGCGAGGATTACCCGGCGCACCGTTTCATAGCCTTGTGAGGAAGGCCCCGCTCCCGTGTCCATTAACCGTCAGACGGCTCTACAGCTAGCAGCCCAGGGCTACTATGTTTTTCCTTGCCAGGAAGAAGGCGGCTCAAAGAAATCCCCGCACAAGGGCGTCTATTGGCGTTCGGTCTCAACCACCGATCCCGACAAGATAAGCAGGTTATGGCAGAAGCACCCTGATGCGGTGCCCGGTATTGACTTGGCCAAGTGTAATCTGCTGGTTATCGACTGCGACAAGAAGCCAGCGGACGGTCTAGCCTGGCTCACCCATTATGCTGAACAATTCAATGACCCACTCAACGTTCCTTATAGCGATACACCGTCCGGCGGCCGGCATTTGTTCTACCGCAACCCAACGGAGCACAACAATGCCCGCGGTAGGCTGCCGCCCAAGCACGAGTGTGGTATTGACGTGCGCGGCATGGGCGGCTTTGTTATAGGGCCGGGTTCTATCTTTACCGACACCATGCAGGCTTACGTTCTGCATGGTCTGCTTACCAACGCCCAAGACCCACCGCCATGGTTGCTTGAACTATTATCGCCCCATCAACAGTCCGCTCCCCAACCCATAGCCCTTCTTCCCGACGATCGGCTTAAGGCTTATGGCGAGGCCGCGTTCAATGAAATCCTCGAGGAACTTAAGAACACCCCACAAGGCGAGCGCAACAACCAAGCCAACGCCTTGGCGTTCCGCGCCGGCCAACTGGTTGGCGGGGAATGCCTTGACCTTACAACTACCCGCACCAGACTTTGGCAGGCGGCCTCTTCCTGGGGCATTAAGCCCTACGACAAGGCGCTAGGCCCCAAGGGCACTATAGCGCGCGCCCTACAAGACGGTATAGGACACCCAAAAGGTCCCTCCGACTCTCTGCCCAGCGGTGTTGTTATCGACCTGCCGCAGCTTGCGGCGGCTCCCCCGGCCCCAACCTCCAACCCCAAGGAAGCACCTACACCTTCTTTCCAGGTCCCCGGCCTGGTCGGTGCCATTGCCAAATGGATATGTGACACCGCCATGTATCCGCAGCCTGCTCTTTCCTTGGGTGCTGCCTTGACCATCGTAGGCACCGCTGCCGGGCGCCACATAGCCGGCCCTACACGCTCAGGCACCCACCTGTACGTTATTGGCATAGCCCGTACCGGGGCGGGCAAAAACCACCCGCTCTCCCAAATAGGCACTATTCTCCAAGCCTCCGGCATGGGTTCCCACGTTGGCCCTAGCCAATTTATTAGCATGCCGGCGGTTATCAACTTCTTGGTCAGGGAACCCTTGTCGGTCTGTGCCATGGACGAGTTCGGTGCCTTCCTAAAGCGGGTCAACAACAAGCGGGCCTCTGGCTTTGAGGGCGCGGTGTCCTCGGTTCTGCGTATGGCGTGGGGCAACAGCTTTACTACTATGACTACGCCTGAGTGGGCGCAGCTCCCGGCGCGCAAGATTGAAAGCCCAGCCATGTCCATCTTTGGCACATCGACCGCTGGCGAGTTCTACACCAGCCTGGAGGGTGCCGATATTGTTAACGGCATCCTCAACCGCTTCCTTATTATTGAAAGCCCCGGTCGCCCTGCCAAACAAACCCCCCAACAGGACCCGGCCCGGCCCCCGGAGGGCATTGTGCATGGGTTGCGGGCCATATACGGCCGCTTGGGCGGGGCCATGAACAAACTATCGGCATCCTCGCCCTCCTACGTTAGCCTGGCTATTTCCGACGTAGCCGATACCCATTGGAACCGGTTTGCCGAGGAGCTGCAAAACCTAAACGATCAGGACGAGGATGTTGGCTCCCTCATGGCCCGCACCGCCGAGATTGCCATGCGGTTGGCCACTATTGTTACCGTTGGGCTTGGCACAGATTGCATTGAAATAGATGTTATGACCTGGGCCTGCGAATTTGCCCGCTGGTCAGCCAACAAGCTGGTGGTCTCCGCCGGGCTTTATATTGCCGATAGCGAGCACCAAGCCATGGCCAACGATATTAAGCGGACCATCGGCCGGCTCAGCAATGGCTCTAAACGGGTTAGGCATAGCGACCTGATACAGGCGCTTAAATACAAATATAAGTCGCGCGATTTAAAAGAAGCGTTGGAGCAATTGATTGTGGCCGGCAGCATAAAGGCCGAGCGCCAAACACCGGAAGGCGGGGGGCCGCCAACGTTTTGGTATCGCTAAAGCCCCCTTATCCCCGAATCCTTAGCCTGCCACTACCCCCTATATATAGCTTTTCCCCGCCCGACGTTTTAGGGAGACGTACAAGGTAAACGGCTCCCCCTCCCACGTTTTAGGTACTGCAAATCCAAAAACCCATTGCCTAAATCGATCGTTTTAGGCATAGCGACTCCTAAAACGTTTTGCCAATAAAAATGGGCTTAACTGCTTGTATTTCCTTATATATTATAATATATATATACATTATAGGTATTTTAGGGACAATAACATTGTCTGGTCTTTTTGGGGGGATATTTAAGGGGGGTATGCCTAAAATGCCTAAAACGTTTTTGGCCGACCCCCCATACCTAGGGGTAGGTCTTCGCAATTCCCCCCTTGCTTTGTTGCGGCCGGTGCTATTATAAACCGACCCCAGCAACCCGAAGGGGCTTTCAATTGCACGGCTGGGCCTGCGCGGTTACGTTCTGGCATCAACAGGAAGACGTCATTGAACAACTTCTTAAAGCCCAGTTCGAATACTTCTTCCCGCGCGTTAGACGCACGGTCAGGCATCGCGGCAAGCGCGTCCACCGGCTCGATCCATTGCTGTTCAATTATTTGCCCATCAAGTTATCCCCCGGTTGGGAAGTTATCTTCGACATGCGGGGGGTGGCCGACGTGATAGGGCCGGCGCACGAAGGCGAGATCATTAGGTTGAAGGCCCGCTGCGACAAGGACGGGGTTCTCATCCAGCTCAAGGCGCCGAGGTTTCAACCCGGCCAGCAAGTACGCCCGGCCACCGGGCCGTTATCAGATAAAATTGGAAGTTACATCGGCGAGCTGCCCGGCGAGCGGGAGGCTGCGTTGTTCAGCATTCTTGGCGCCAAGCGCTCGATTAAGTTTGAGATAGGCGACCTCGTCGCGGCTTAGGCCTGCATGAGTGTTGTCGACCGGGGAGCAGGAAAGCGCAAGCTTGTCTGCCGATGCTGCGGCAATGGGATCAATAGTTTAGTCAGGTTTTAACCGTGCCAATTCCAGCAGAAGTATCCAGAGAGAACGGCAAGAAGGGCGGGCGGCCCAAAGGCGCTGCAACCAAGCTCACGCGTAGCCTCGCCAACGAATTGGTGCGTCAAGGCTTTGACGGTTTGTCGGTGATGGTCGACAACATGCTGTTTTGGAAGGACAAGGCCGACAAGCTGGGCGAGCAGCATGAAGCGTTGATTGCAAAACTCAACTCGCTTCCGGCAGAGAAGGCGCAGGAGCTTGAAGACGCCTTGAAGGATTTCAATAAGGTTTCTGCCTACTATATCGCCGCACGTGAGAAGTCTCAGGACTGCGCTCGCGATGTTGCGCCGTACACTAACCCGCGGCTGCAAGCAATCACTGTTACTAAGAACTCTACCACCACGCACATCAAGATGGAATTGAAGTCGGCCTCCGATGACGCTGAACGAGCAGCCTACCGAGGAGACGTCGTCCCCTTCGTCAAGCGTACCGGCTGATGGCGACGTCGTTGATGTCACCTACGAGCGGCCCTGGCTTTATCCGAAGCAAGAGCATGCCATATTTTACCCGCGCGATCCTTCCGGCGCGCTGGCGCGCTTCAGCTTAATTGAGGCCGCCACCAAAACCGGCAAGACTGTTGGCTGCATCGCATGGTTGTTTGAGCAGGCGCTGTTCGGCAAAGCTGGGCAGAACTATTGGTGGGTGGCGCCGGTCTACGTTCAGGCCAACATTGCCTACACCCGTATGAAGCGCGCCTATCCCGAGGGCACGTTTCATTCCAACGATGGTGATTTGATTCTTCGGATAAATGTTTCCGGCACGGTGATTTGGTTCAAGAGCGCCGAGAAGCCTGATAATCTATATGGTGAAGACGTCTACGCCGCAGTGCTCGACGAAGCCTCCCGTATGCGCGAGGAGAGCTGGCATGCGATCCGCTCTACTATTACTGCCACTCGTGGCCCTGTTCGCTTTATTGGGAATGTCAAAGGGCGCAAGAATTGGTTCTATGCTTTGGCGCGCAAGGCGGAGAGCGGTGAGCCGGGGATGGCTCACTTCAAGATTGTTGCCTCCGACGCAGTTGCTGCCGGTGTCCTTGCCGACCAAGAAATTGCGGAAGCTAAACGCGATCTACCGGAACAAGTCTTTCGTGAATTGTATCTGGCAGAGCCATCCGACGACGGTGGCAATCCATTTGGCCTGGCGGCGATAGCAGCCTGCGTCAAGCCAATGTCGGCCGGTGCCCCCAAAGTCTGGGGTTGGGATTTGGGCAAGAGCGTCGACTGGACCGTTGGTACGGCGCTTGATGGAAGCGGCGCGGTGTGCCGTATTGAACGCTTCCAGATGCCATGGCCCGAGGCCATTGAGCGCATCAAGAAAGTAACCGGCGGCACGCCGGCACTGGTGGACAGTACTGGTCTTGGTGATCCGGTGGTGGAGATGCTGCAGAAGCGCTCGGGTGCCCCGCCGCAGAATTACGAGGACAGGGCCGGCATGCTGGAGAAGGTGCCAGGTTCCTCGTTCCAAGGTTACAAGTTTACCTCCGGCTCCAAGCAGCAACTGATGGAAGGCTTGGCGGTGGCCATCCAGAGTGGCAGCATAAGTTTCCCTGATGGGGTAATTCGAAATGAACTTGATGACTTTGAGTACGAGTATACGAGGACCGGCGTAAGGTATACGGCTCCCGAAGGTTTCCACGACGACTGTGTGTGTTCGCTGGCGTTGGCCGTGATGCATCGTGGCCATGTGCGCGCGCCCATGGTCATCTCCGCCGGCATGCTACAACGCGCCTCGATGCCGATGCGCGGTAGGACGCGGTTTTAAGTGAAGAGTTCTACGCAGAAACCCTTTAGTGGGACGGTCACCACCTCGGACTACAACGGGATTAAGTTGCCCGCTCTGGTCACAGGACCCCGGCTGTCGAGGAAAAAGATGTCGGGTTGCCGAGTTGTCCTCGGCCTGCGTGGATCAAAATGAAACGCTCTAAGCTCAAGAAGATCCTCCAAGAGACCGTGCGTCAGGAGCGTCGTCGCGGTAAGCGTGTGCCGAAGAAGGTCACTGTGGTTGAGGCCAATAAGCCGACCAAGCCGCCGTTCAAGGTTCATGACTTCACGCTTGCTCGCGCCAGGGCGCTGAAGAAGACGCGCCAGTTGGACAGCAAGCCGCGCATCAATCCGTTTGAGCCGTACCAACCGCCGCCAGGTGTTGTGCCTGCCGGTCACAGCCTGGCGATGGACGAGGCGATGTCCGGCGCGCTGACTTGGGCGGCGCAAGCCACCATCTCCGGCATGTGGTCGGAGGGCTTAACGTTCCTCGGTTACGCCTATCTGTCCGAACTCAGCCAGCGCCCCGAATACCGCGTTATCAGTTCGGTGATTGCCACCGAGATGACCCGCAAGTGGATCAAGCTCGAGGCGTCCGAGGGCGACGAGGAGGCCGAGGACAAGACCGATAAGATTAAGGAGCTGGAAGATTATCTCGACCGGCTCAATGTGCGCGATGTGTTCTACCAACTGGCGGAACAGGACGGCTTCTTCGGTCGCACGCATTTGTACCTCGACACCGGCGACACTGACGATCGGGACGAGTTGGCCCAGGACCTTGGCGACGGTCGCAACGACCGCAGCAAGATGAAGGTCAACCCAAAGAACCCGCTGCAGCGCCTGGCCGTGATCGAGCCGATCTGGTGTTACCCTCAGCGCTACAACTCCAACGACCCGCTGCGACCGGACTGGTACAATCCAGAAGTCTGGTTCTGCATGTCCAAGGAGATCCACGCCTCGCGGCTGCTGACGTTCGTCGGCAACAAGGTGCCGGACATCTTAAAGCCGGCTTACGCCTTCGGCGGCCTATCACGCAGCCAAATTGCCAAGCCCTACGTCGACAACTGGTTGACCACGCGCCAGTCGGTCAACGACCTGATCCACAGCTTCTCGGTGATGGTGCTGATGACGGACATGAGCGCGATGATTAGTTCCAGCAATGCGGCGCTCGATGGCTCGGATGCGGGCAGCACGACCGGCGATGCCATGTTCAACCGGCTCGATATGTTTAACTCGCTGCGTGACAACCGTGGCATCTTCGCGCTTAACAAGGACACCGAGGACTTTAAGAACGTTACGACGCCATTGAGTACCTTGGACTCACTGCAGGCGCAGAGCCAGGAGCACATGGCTTCGGTGTCGCGTATTCCGTTGGTTAAGCTGTTGGGCGTTAGCCCGGCCGGCTTGAACGCTTCGAGCGAGGGCGAGATTCGCGCCTTCTACGACACTATCCATGCGTTCCAGGAGCAGTTCTTCCGCCCTGGCTTGTCGCGCGTTATTGACTTCTGCCAGCTCAGTCTGTGGGGCGAGGTTGACCCGGCCATCACTATCAGGTTCGAGGAGCTGTGGTCGATCGACGCACTGCAGGAGGCAACTATCCGCAAGATGGATGCCGAGACTGACGACATCCTTGTGAACGGCGTAGGGGCGCTGGCGTCTGAGGAAGTGCGGCAACGCATCGCGGCTGACGTTGACGCGCCGTATGCCAGCTTGGATGTGGAAGACATGCCGGAGCCGCCTGCGCCGGAGGTTGACCCGGCTACCGGTGAGCCTTTGAAGGGGCAGAATATAAGCTTGAGGGGCACCACCAAGAAGGGCGAGGGACCGGCATCACAGAAGGCGGGTAAAGACTGATGGCAGACGAGCATCCGCGCTTGATCCAGCTTCGCGTCAAGAAGGTGTCAACCGCTCATCTATACCCGAACGCCAAAGTAGCTAGGCCAAGCCGGCGGGACTACTTATATTGGGCAGGCTTTGCCGTCGTGTTCGTTGTTGCCATTATAGCTGCAGTCGTGCTCTTCGCCTTGATCCAGTTATGATTGTTACCTCCCGGCGCCTTCGACGACTCCTCAACCACAGGTCAGCCGTAGTGAAGACGAGTGCAGTCGAGCGCCGGGACGGGTTTCATGGCACAGATTATTGGCTACGGTAGTTTGCTGGTGGTAATGATTGTGCTGTCGATGGTGGTGCTTAGAGTGACGATGGGTTGATATGAGCCTTACCACTGTTCATCTAAGAGACGCGCTTGCCGCCGAAGGGGTCCTGTTCGTAAGGATCACCAGGAGACGTGAGTACCACGATATGTTGCCACCGGTGCCTTGGGTCATTCGCAATAATAATGGCTTGTTGTCTCTCGCTGCAATAATCGTGATCAGTGCAATAGCTTGTCTGCTGGCGTCCTAATGGCCCCTTACATCTACCGCAAGGATCGCGATCGCACTGACAAGGTGCTACGCCCCGTGCGCCCTAATATTGGCCTCGAGGTAGCCTACCGGCGTCGGCTGGTTGAGCTGATTGAGAAGATGGGCGTCTCAGTCCAGCACTGGATCGAGCAGCAGTACAAACGACTGCGACCTGAATTGGCCCAAGACGCAACGCCTGCCAGCGAGCTACAGGCCGCCGTCCAGCAGCTGGTGCGTCAGTGGATGTACAACTTCGACCAAGCCGCCACTGAGCTGGCCCATTACTTTGCGCAGGACGTCAGCCAGCGCAGCGATGCGGCTCTCTTATCGGCCTTGAGGAAGGGCGGCTTTGCGGTGGGCTTTACCATGACGCCGGCAATGCGCGACATCATCGACGCCACTATTCATCAGAACGTCGCACTGATCAAGAGCATCCCAGCTACATACCTCAGTCAAGTTGAGGGCATGGTGATGCGGTCGGTCCAGACCGGTCGCGATATTGGCGGACTGGCTAAAGAGCTTCGAGAACAATTAGGCGTCACTAAGCGGCGGGCCGCGCTTATAGCGCGTAGCCAGAACAACTTGGCGACTGCTGCCATGCAGCGTGCCAGACAAAAAGAAATGAAGATTACCGAAGCTATTTGGATGCATTCGCACGGTGGCAAGACGCCGAGGCCAAGTCACGTCAAGAACAACGGTAAGCGGTATAAAATATCTGAAGGCTGGTATGACCCCGATGAGGGGAAATTTATCCTGCCTGGCGAATTGATAAACTGCCGTTGCGTGTCGCGTTCGGTCATACCGGGACTTGACATGTGACCATCTTCTCTGAACGCCGTCACTTGGCACAAGTGCTATCACACTCAAAGCTGCGTAAGTTCACCGACCCCGAGTTGATACAGTGTGCAGTCGACGGCCTTACGGTCACTGAGACTTGTTACCGACTTGAAGCGGCCAAGACCACCATCGCCTACCATGCCAAGCGCATAGGGTTGGTGTTTCCGCAGCGTCGTCGTCGGCTATATTTCACCGAGCAGGACGACGAACTTATCCGCAAGTGTGCTCGCGGCGAAATAGGGCTGTCCAAGGTTGCTGGTGCTACCAACTGTTCGTTCAGCTCGGTTAGGCTTCGCGCTCTTACCATCGGCGCGCCGATACCGTTCAAGAAGCGGCTGCGGAAGAAAGACCCAAAGATCTATGCCATGCGCGATTATGACTTGGGCCATCAGATATCAGTTGGCAAGGACAAGTTGCTGATCATGCTACGACGCATCCATGTTACCCCGCGTGATGAGGTCTACCCTGGCAGCGTCAAGGTAAAAGAATGACGACCACGTCCCAGATTATTCGGCAGTGTGAGTCGTTGCTGGCCCAATGCGTCATCGCGGCCAACGAGGCGGCAGCCGCGGCAGCTTCTCTAGCTGGCGCAGCCCCACTAAACTCTCCTAATTTTACCGGACTGCCGACGGCACCGACGCCGGCGCAAAATAGTAACTCGGCGTTGTTGGCGACCACTGCCTACTTCGATCGGCTGCTGGGCACCTCCAATGGCGTGGCGACGCTTGACGCCACCGGGCGTATTCCAACCGCTGAGCTGCCATCGTCGGTGCTTGGCGGTTTGAGTTATCTCGGTGTTTGGAATGGTAGTACTAACTCGCCACATCTTGCCTCTGGCAGCGGTATCAGCGGCAATTTCTACATCTGCAACGTCGCCGGCACTGCTACAGTTTCTGGCGTCTCCACCTGGAGCGTCGGCGATTGGATTGTCTACAGCGGTGGCTCCGACAATACTTGGCACCGTGTTTCGCCAACCTATACGACCGTCACTGGCATCGCGCTAAGCAACCTGGCGGTTCAAGCCGGCAGCACGTTGGTCGGCAACAACGGCACTGGGGCGGCGTCGCCCACGGCCATACCTATCAGTACCATCACGTCCGCGGTGCCGGACATGGTGGGGGCATCCGGGACCGCAGTCGGCGTCAGGGGTTTGGTACCGGCACCGGCCGCAGGTGACGGCACCGACCCGAAGTATTTAACGGCGCGCGGTACTTGGGATGATGCCCCGACCCCCGACTTGTCAGCTTATGCGCTGTTGGCGGGGCCGGCGTTCAGCGGCACGCCGACTACCACAACGGTGGCGCGTGACACTAACTCGACGGCGATTGCTACCGCGCAGTTCGTCCTCGCCCAGCTTGCCGCTACTGAGACGCCGGTAGTTGATGGTACAGCATCGGCTGGGACCTCAACCCACGGCGCCCGCATCGATCACATCCATCCTACCGACACGTCAAGAGCTGCTGCGGCAGCCTTGGCTGCTTACGCGCCGATACCGACGAACGGTACTATGCCAGTTGGATGGTCCGGTCCGGTGCTGTTAAGTGGTGTTAGCTTCGTTTCTGATGAGGCAACGGTAGCTGGATCAGCATTAAATTTGTGCAACTTTAATTTGGCTACCACCACTGTAAATGGCGCTGGCACCCCACAAAGTGGCACTTGGAGAAATATTACTGGAAACCAAGTTCCCCAATATTATATAGGTCTTTTTGTTAGAATAGCTTAAACGGAAAAACAAATGACACTGGCATACACAACGGTCGCTGATTGCCAATGGGCTGATGCTGCGCATACTATGATCAATTGCCAAGTAACGTTTGATACATTAGGGACTATACCGTTTACAGCAACTGCTACAGATTATGAAGCACATGGCGCTGAAATTTTTAGCAGAGCAGTTGCTGGCGACTTTGGCGCAATTGCTGCTTATGTGGCACCACCCGCGCCGATTCCAAGTTGTCAGCTCTGGCAGTTGCAGTCGGTTATGACACCGACGCAGTGGACCGCGGCACAAGCTGCGGTTGCTGCGCTCAACAATTCGGCGGTGTCGGCGTTCTTCGCGCACGGCACCAATGTAATTCCAGCCAACTCGACGACGCTACTCGCGCTCGGTGAGGCTATAGGCTTAACGGCAGATCAGATCACGGCGCTAGTCACAGCCGCGGCGCTTGTTTCAATACCGTGACTGTGATCTGGCTGATCTGGATCGGTTGCTTCATCGTAAGCCTCGGCGCGCTGGAAGCGGTCAGCTATTATCGCAACGGCACAGCGGGCACACTATCCGATCACATCCGCAAGTGGACGCGCCAGTGGCCAATCATCCCGTTCTGGTTCGGCGTGCTGGTTGGTGTTCTGTCTATGCACTTCTGGGCTCATGCATGATGAGGAAAATGTGGCAATGAAAAAGATAATTACTGCTATCGTACTAGCTTGTGCCTGGTTGCTAGTGCCGCTGCCGGCTAATGCTGTCGTTGTAGTGTCATCCTGCTCATCGATAACGGCGGTGACGGGCTTCAGCGGTGACTTGTATATTGATACTAACGGAAAGCTGTGTATCAATGCGAGCACCACTTCTGGCGCCACGACAACTACAACCAATTCAACGATCTCCGTCACCAATACGTTCCAGGCAGCTCTCGCCTCATCAAGCACGCGCAAAGGCTGTTTGCTGCAAAACACCGGAGCGCATGTGCAGTACATTTACTTTGGCACCATTGGTAGCGCCACAACCTCTAATGCTTTCCAGATCAACCCCGGCCAAACAATTTCCTGTACTGCCGGAACAATCGTTTTAACAGATGCCGTTGACATCACCGGTACCTCTGGTGACGGCTACATTGTGACGAGCCAGTGACATGAAAAAAATCTTAGCACTTATCTTCGGCCTGTTGTTCGCCACGTCTCTGCACGCGCAGACGATTGGGCCTCTCCCGCCAGGTTCCGGTGGAACCAATCCGTTGCCCGGCACTGTCACCGCTGGCGACGTAATCGTTGGCCTTGGCACGACGCAGATACAGGATAGTTCGGCGCTGGCGTCGTCGCCGGGGTATGTCTCTCTTCCTACAGGGTTAAATCTAAGTTCAACTATTAACTACGGCGCAGGCGCATCCTCAAGTGCGGGCATGCGCGGAATAACATCGACGGATACGGCGACAGGGGCGTGTAACTCTGGCCGATGTTCGCTGAATTTGTTTCTTATGAACTCAGACACGGTTGATGCCAGCGGATCGGGCGTGTCTCTTTACACGTTTTATTTTTCAGGAAACTATGGCGGCACTGGGATGAAAGGTGGCCGCTCGCTTGCTCAATTTGATTTAAATCTCAATGCGGTTCCTTCCGACACCAATTCACAATATTCGACAATAGGATTGACCGCTCAGGCCAGCGTAAATGTGGGAGGAACATCGGGTACCGGAAACGGCGCAGGCTCCTTGTTCGGACTTAATCCATATGTTCGATTTTTATCCGGTGCAACTGATTGGAGCCAAGGAGTTGGCCTTGAAATAGATATGAGTTTGCGAACCGGAGCAAGTGCCGATCAAATGATTGGAATGCAAATTGTCCAAGATGGCTCATCTACTGTGTCTCCAAATCAATTTGGAGTTGCCTATTCAGCAAACAATGCAACTGGTGCAACGGGGTGGGACTATCTTTTATTGGATGGATCATTCGCCGGGTATCACTCTCTTAAATCAACCGGCAAAATTTTTGCCTGTTATCCGCACGCCAATACTGGAAACTGCGGAACTATCGGGTCTGGGTTTGACCTTAGCAATTATTCTACAATCACAAATAACATTTTACTTGGGCCGGGATCGAATGGAAAGATTGACGGCAGTTTTAACATATTTGCTAATTCTATCGGCGCGGATGCTACTCACAACGGCATTAAAGTTGTTTCAACAACTACTGGAGTCGCAGCTACAATTCAAGGAACTGGTGTAGATGCTTCGCGTGCTCTATTGATTGAGAGTGCAGGCACCGGAACGCTTAGTTTAGGTACGGTTACGAATGGTGTTTCCGCGGTTGTGCAGGATTGCGGTGGCACCTGCGCCGACCAATTTGGGCTGACTGGTGGTGTTACGGGAACGCCAGGAATTGTGACGCTTAACGCTATTGGCTCCGACACAAACATAGAAATATTATACGTTAGCAAAGGCAATGTTGGACATTTGTTCCGACCAGGAACGGATAGCACTTCGGCATTTCGTGTTCAAAAAGCAGGCGGCGGGGCGGTTTATTTGACGGTCGATACTTCTGGTGGAACCGTCCTGTTGCCGTCCATTACTGCTGATACTGCCCATACCGATGCCACGGTTTGTGAGGATACGACTACTCACTCGCTTTACTCAGGCTCCGGCACCATCGGTATCTGTCTCGGCACATCGTCCGCGCGCTATAAGCACAGCATTGCGGAACTAAACGCCGGCCTAGACCAGATCATGCAGCTTCGCCCGGTCAGCTACTATCTCAATGCCGATCACGGAAACCCAGATCACTTGCTCTATGGCTTCACGGCCGAACAGGGTGGGACGGTGCTTCCAGATTTGATGGGCGTTGATGCAAGCGGCAGGCCGAACACGTTTGACTATCTCGGAGTCGTGCCTGTGCTAGTTCGGGCGGTGCAGCAACAGCAGGCGGAAATCGAACAATTGAAGAGGACACTGCGCTAATGAAACGTCTACTTTTCTGTTTTCTGTTTATGTGTGGGGCCGCTCAAGCTCAAGCGCCGCAACAGCAATCTCCTGAATTGCGCGCACTGAACATGCGCCTTAGCGCTGAGATTAACGGCAAACCTGTATTCTCGCTTGAAAAAGGTGTCTCATTCCCAGAATGGTGCTCAAAATGAAATATCTAATCATCGCTCTGTCATTGTTATGTTCGCCTGCTTATGCCCAGGACAAGCCACGCACCGTCGATATGACAACCATCCTGCATGACGATGCAGGCAAGCCAATTGACGATCAATTCACCAAGTCGGAAGGCGACAAGGATTGCTCGCATTGCAAGCCACTTACGCTCGGCAATGCCGTGGCGCACGCGCTGTTCTTTGTCGGTGGCGATGAAAAGGATGTAACCCCTGAGCAGAAATGGTCTTGGGCTACGTTCGCGGACAAGGTTCGCAATGAAAAGCAGGCGGCTTTAACCGCCGCAGAAGCTGATCTAGTTGTTAAGCGATTGGGCAAAATGTACGGCGGCATTGTTCTCATGCGCGCCATCCCGCTGATCGACCCGAACAGGAAGCCGCCGGAGATTAAGTGACCCACCTCGTTAACATGTTGATCGATCCCGGCGGCTACTTCTTGGCCGAGTCGGTCACCGTCGGTACCTCGCCTGAGGAGATCGAGGAAATTCGCCTCGGCAAGGTGGAAGAAAGCCGTATGCACGTCATCAATGACAATCTGCGCTGCGCGGCCCAGCAATTATGCGCCACCGCGCCGATGGGGAAATGCTGATGCATGAGCTACAGCTTTCCGCTGCACCCGCGGCGCTATGACCGTGCCGGGCCGAGAGAAAAACTAATGACAGTGCCTCTGATTATCATGGTCGGCTCCGATAAGGGCGGCGTCGGCAAGACCACCGTTACCCGGTCGCTGATCGACTATCTGGCCTCGACTGGCGTGTCAGGTAGGGCATTCGACTCGGAGAACCCGGCTGGCGGCCTGGCACGCTTCGTGCCGTCAGCCAAGGTCGTCGATATGGCGCGCGTCGAGGATCAGATGGAGATGTTCGACGTCGCCTCCGGCGTCACCGTCATCGACGTGCGGGCCGGCATGCTGTCCAAGAGCCTTGCCACACTAGAGCAGGCGCATTTGTTGGACGATGTTCAAACCGGCGCCGTCGGTCTGGTTCTGATGCATGTGCTGGGACCAAGCGTTCAATCGCTAGGCGAGGTTTCGGCGGCTGCCGCCAGGATCGGTGGTGGCTCGCGGCACATTCTGGTAAAGAACCACATCAGCGATGTCGCCGGCGGTTACTTCGAATGGGACGGCGCTGACAGCAAGTTCGCCGCGGTGTTAGCCCAAATGGAGCCGCAGACCGTGGTAGTGCCGCACTTGGCCGAGCGGGCGTGTGAGACTGTCGACAAGCTCGGCGTCGGCTTTACCGACTTCTGCCGCGACGCCGGTCAGTCGCGCATGCTGCGCGGCTACGTGCGAACTTGGCTAACTTCGACTTGGGCAGACTTCGATAAGGTGGGGTTGGGCGGTTTGGCGAAGAGCGCGTGCGCTCCGAAGGAGGGATCGTAATGCCACAGATAGCTACTGATCCTCCGGTAAGTGAAGCACAGCGCAGGGCGATGTTCGCCGCGCGTGAGGGCAAGAGCACGATTGGTATCCCTAAATCGGTGGGTGAGGAATTTGTTGGGAAGGATGAGGACGAAGAAGACAAGCAAGCCCAAGATTCCTTCGCCTTCGACCGCGCCAGCGTGCGCCGTACTGACGACGACGGTCGGCTGCATGTTGAGATAACAAATATTTCAAAATCGAATGTGTGTCCCTATCTCGGCTCTGAGATCCCTGACTGGGAAGAGATGGGCCTCAAGCGCGACAAGGTCTATCAGCTGCTGCGCGACCCGGCTGAACTGCGCAAGGCCGCGCCTTCATTCAATAATTTACCGCTACTTAGCGAGCACGTCCCGGTCAACGCGCAAGATCACCAGCCTGATTTAGTGATCGGCTCCACCGGTACCGATGCTGAGTTTGCGGAGCCTTATCTGCGCAACAGCCTGGTGCTATGGGCGAAGGATTTCATTGACGCGGTGGAGTCTGGCACTCAGAAAGAACTTTCGTCCGCCTACCGCTACCGGGCCGATATGACGCCCGGCAACTACAACGGAGCAGAATACGACGGCGTGATGCGCGACATCATCGGCAATCACGTCGCTTTGGTAAGGGAAGGGAGAGCCGGCAGTGATGTCATTGTCGGAGATTCGGCATTACCCATAACAGAGGAGATCATCCAGATGGGTGTGAAACTGAGCCGCAAGGCTGCACTGGCCCAGGGAGCCCTGATGGTCTTCCTGAAGCCGAAGATGGCACAAGACGCCAAGATTGACCTCGCGTCAGTACTCAAGGGCGTCACGGCCAAGAACTACGTCGAGAGCAAGCCGGCAATCTTCGCCGGCATCGCCAAGCTGCTCGACGGCAAGCTGGCCAAGGACGCCAAGCTTGAGGACGTCCACGGCTTCCTCGATTCGCTTGACAGGGAAGAGCCTGCCGGCGACGAAGAGCCGGAGAAAAAGGACGAGCCGGCCAAGGACGAAGAAAAAGACGAAGTCAAGAAGCCCGCTGAGGACGAGGACGACACGGCAATGGACGCCGAGGGCGTCAAAAACTTCCTTAAGGACAAGATCTCCGAAGACGATATGAAGGCGCTCGACGCACTCATGTCCGGAGCCAAGGACGCAGACGAGTCTACTCCCGTCAAGGAGCCGGCCAAAGACGAGGAGAAGGAAGAAATGGTGCCGAAGAAGGCAATGGACGCGGCGATCAAGTCGGCGATCAAGGTCGCTGCCGATACCGCCACCAAGACCCAGAAGGACATCCGCGAGGCCGAGAACTTCGTGCGGCCGTGGGTGGGCAATATCGCCATGGCGCACGACAGCGCCGAAGGCGTCTACCGCACTGCGCTTGGTGCGCTCGGCAAGAAGGATGTCGATCAGATCCATCCTGCCGCGCTCAAGCACGTCCTTGAAGCTCAACCCAAGCCCAACGAGAAGAAGCCGGCGGCTGAGCACATCGCGATGGATGCGGCCTCCGTCGACAGCTTCAACAAGCGTTTCCCCGGTGCCGCTCGCATCGGACAGGCATAAGGAGATATCAACATGAGTGGCGGTTTCCAAACTTCCGTTACCACCCTTCCGGCACTTGGCGTTGCGGGCGACTTCGCCAGCGCCAATCCGTACTTCAGCTACGACGCCGGCCCTGGAGGACTCGTGGCTGGTGCCAACGGTCTTACTGTTGGCCGCTTCGCCTGGGTTGCCCCGTATCCTCTCGATGCGGACAACGCCGGCCAAGTAGCCAACAACAACGGCATCGGCCAAGTTGCCGGTTTCGTGCATCGCTCTCAGCGAGCGTTGATCACTACTTATCTTGCCGATGCGTCGATGGTGGTTCCGGCCGGCCTTGATGTCTCGCTGATGACTGGTGGTGACTTCCTCATGAAGAACGACGGCACCGCCGACGCCTTGATGGGGCAGAAAGCTTACGCCGACCTCGCCACTGGCAAGGTGACGTTTGCGGCCACCGCCAGCCCAACCGCGGGGGCCACCTCGACGGCTGCCTCGATTGCGGCCGGTTCGGCCTCGGTCACTGGTTCCATCTCCGGCAACATCCTGACGGTCAGCACGATCGGCAGCGGCAAGTTGGTGGTTGGTGCCACTATCGCCGGTTCCGCAGGTTCGGCGGGCGGCGTGGCGGTTGCCACCGGCACGCAGATCGTCAGTCAGTTAACTGGCGGAACCTCCGGTTCGGTTGGTACCTACACTGTCAGCATCGGCGAACAGAACGTCACCTCGACGACTATCACCGAGACTTACGGTACGTTGACTGTGGGTGGTTCGCTCACCGGCACGTTAGCCGTTGGTCAGAGCATCGCTGGTACCGATGGCACGACCACGACAAGCGCTACGACTACTTGGATCACGGCGCTCGGTACTGGAGCAGGTGGCTCCGGCACCTATATCGTCAACAAGACACAGACTCTCAACTCGACTTCAATTACGGCCTACGGAAATGTTGAGACGAAGTGGATCGCCATGTCCAGCGGCGCACCGGGCGAGCTGGTCAAAACTTCCAGCCATCCGCTCGGTTAAGGAGAAACACAAATGAACCTGCAAGAAGCAGTCCGCACCTTTGCTGCCGACAAGGCGCGGCTCATGGAACTTGGCGTTAGTTGGGAACCGGGCGCCGAGGCGAAAGCCTATGTACCCGAAGAGTTTCGCCGCAACTGGGCACTCGCTATGGACGCAATGCCCACGTTGACGACGGACCCCAATGCGGGCATCCCGGCGATGCTCACTACGTTGATCGACCCGCAGGTCTACGAGATCTTGTTCAGCCCGAACAAGGCAGCGGAGATTCTCGGCGAGAACCGTAAGGGAACCTGGCTTGACGACGCCGCGCTGTTCCCGGTGGTCGAGCACACCGGCGAGGTGTCCAGCTACGGCGACTACGCCAACTCTGGACGCGCTGGCCTCAACATGAACTGGCCGGCTCGCCAGTCCTACCTGTTCCAGACCGTCAAGCAGTACGGCGAGCGCGAACTCGAGCGTGCCGGCCTGGGCCGCATCAACTACGTGTCGGAGATCGATAAGTCCGCCGCCACGCAGCTCAATAAGTTTACGAACCTGTCGTACTTTTACGGTGTTAATGGCCTGCAGAACTACGGTTTGCTCAACGACCCGAACCTGCCGGCCAACCTGACACCTGGAAGCAAGGCATCACCCGCTGTGGGCGTCACTTGGTTCACTACTGGCGGGGCGCCGAACTGCACGGCCAACGAGGTCTACAACGACATCTTGGCGATCTACGAAACGCTGGTTACTACCGCTGCCGGCCTCGTTGACAAGGGCACCAAGTTGGTGCTCGCCATGTCGCCGGGCTCGCAAGTGGCGCTCGACTTCACCAACTCCTTCGGCATCACCGTCAGCGATATGTTGAAGAGGACCTTCCCAGGTCTTCGGTTCGTGACCGCGGTGCAGTACGGGGTGTTGACGGCTTCCAATCCGCAAGGCATTGCGGCCGGCAACATGGTGCAGATGATCGCCGAGTCGATTGAGGGGCAAGCTACTGGTTACTGCTCCTTCAATGAGAAGATGCGTGCCCATGTCATCGTGCGCGAGATGAGCGCGTTCAAGCAGAAGGTTACTGGCGGCACTTGGGGTGCAATCATCCGCATGCCGGTCGCCTTCCAGGGAATGGTAGGAGTCTGAACCATGGCAGAAAACGAAGCCTCCAAGGGATCGAAGCACGTCAGCGTGGCGTGCAAGGTCCCGAACGGTCTCGTCTTGAGGGTGTTCAAGTCCCGCAAGGAACATCAGCAAGTCATGGGTGGTGGCAGCCGTGAGGTTGAAGTCAACTACCAGGTCGGTGAGGGATTCAAGGTCAACGGCCCGAAGCCGCTCAGTGCGCAGCCAAACTTCGCCATGCCGGGCGGCTACGCATTGACGCACAACGTGCCGGCGGACGTGTGGGAATCTTGGCTCAAGGCCAACGAGGATAGCGTCATGGTGAAGAACAAGCAGATCTTCGCCGCCGCTACTTCCGAGGCTGCAGCCAAGATGGCCGTAGAGCATGAGGAAGTCAAAAGTAACCTCGAGCCGCTCGATCCCGCGACCATCAACGTCAAGGGGCGCGAGGTCAATGTCGACCCGCGCTGGCCGAAGGCTGTACCGATGGCACCGGGAGGTTCGGGTGTAACCCCAATCCAGACCGGCGCTCGGACGGGGTGATAAGCACATGGGCGTCGTCGTCACATTCGACTATGCGTCGTGGGTCGCGAGATATCCTGAATTTGCGGCTGTGTCCCAGCCGACAGCTCAAGAATATTTCAATGAAGCCACAATGTATTGTCGAAATGACGGCGGCGGCCCGGTGCCTACTGCAGCAATCCAAAGCACCTTACTAAATATGTTAACAGCTCATCTTGCCTTTTTGTATTCCGGCGCCAACGGTGAGGCACCATCACAGTTGGTGGGTCGCATTAGCGATGCGGCCGAAGGTAGCGTTCACGTTGCAGTCGAGATGCCGACGAACATGTCGGCTGCCGCGGCTTTTTTCACGCAGACAAAATATGGTCTTGCGTTTTGGCAAGCCACGGTGGGCTACCGCACCGCTAGGTATAGGGCGCGACCGCAGTTTGTGGTTGGCGGGCGCTGGCCGATGATCGGTGGTTATTAAGTGGCCGATATCTTCACCACTAAGTTCAGTGGTGGCGCTAAGCTGGCGGCCGCACTCAAGGCGATGGCCGAAAAGGTTCGCAGCCCAGGGACGCTGAGCGTCGGGTTTCAGGACGGGTCTACGGACGAGAGCGGAACGCTCAACGCAATGAAGGCTGCTTTGAACGAGTACGGCACCAAAAACATCCCGCCGCGGCCGTTCTTTCGCACCATGGTTGCCAACAAAAGCGGCGGCTGGGCCGGCGACATTGAGAAGCTGCTAAAGGCCAACGACTACGATGCTACGGTAACGCTCGATTACATGGGCGATAAGATCAAGGGCCAGCTCGTGGATTCTATTTTTAACGGCGGTTGGCTGCCGAATAAGCCATCTACTCTCGCCAGGAAGTCGGGAACGCAACCATTGGTTGACACTGGCGCAATGTCTAATTCTATAACATGGGTGGTTAAATGATCTTTCTCGTTAATATGTTCAACCACAATGAAGTTGGGCAACGCTCACTAGAAGATGTTGTGGGAATTTTTGGCCATCAGTTGAGATCATTCGGTCACCAGATCGTGTGGGAGACCAGTAACACGCGCTTCCTCGGCCCTGGTCAAGGCATAAATATCATCGTCGAGGGCTTCTTCCCCTATCACGTTCCAATTATCGCCGAGGCCCACAGCAAGGGCGCCCGCTTTCTGATGTTGGCGACCGAGGAGCCAACCGATAAAGGCTTCAACCACGGTACCCAGGAAGAGATGGTTGTGCGCCAACGGGTGTTCCCCGAAGTGGCCAAATACTTTGACGGCATCCTCCACTTGGTGCCTGGCGAGAACATCACGCGCTGGTACGGCCAATTCGCGCCGACCGCGCAGATCGAGTTGGGCTACGCGCCGACTTTGGTACGCAACCACGGCATCGTACCGGACTATGACTTCGGTTTCTACGGCTCGCTGACGCCGCGCCGGCTCAAGTTGCTCAAGCGGCTGGCGAACAAAATCAATTCGCCCAAGGCGGTTAAGATCGTGAGCGACTTCAAGACCCAGACCGAGCGCGACCAATTGATGTCGCGCGCCAAGGTGATCGTGCAGATAAGGAAGTTCGAGGAGATGGGCCTGGTGTCGAGTTCACGCTGCAACACAGCGTTGCATATCGGTCGCCCAGTGGTGGCCGAGCCACACCTACTGTCGAAGCCGTGGGACGAGGTGGTCGATTTCGCCGCCTCGATCGACGACTTCTTCTCCAAGGCTATTATGGCCAAGGCCATGTGGAAGGGGTTGCATGGTAGCCAAATGGAAAAGTTCAAGAAGAAGCTTTCGCCGGAGTTCTGCGTCGGCCACGCCTTGGCGGCGATCGGCATGACAGACGATTCGGCGCAGCGGAAGGTTGCCTAAGTGGATCTTCGCTCTATAGCCGGAAGCGTCATAACGGCGGTTAACCCGGATATCTTCGCTACTGTTATGTCGTCTACCGGCTACACGATCGCTCCCGACGGCAAACAGACGCCGGCTTACAACACAGTTACCGAAGTTCCGGTGCAGGTTCAAAGCTTGTCGTTTAGGGACCTGATGCAGGTCGAGGGCCTCAACCTCAACGGCGAGAAGCGGGCCATCTACATCAAGGGCAAGCTCGACGGTACGGTGCGCGTCGCTGGCAAGGGCGGTGACTTGATTGTCATCAATAATGGGACAAGCATTGGCACTTGGTTAGTGGTTCAGTCCCTCGAACAGTGGCCTGACTGGTGCAAAGTGGCAGTCGTACTCCAGGATGGCTCGTGACTATATTGCTGACTCCTACCGAAGACGACGCCATCATGGCGCTGCGCTCCTTTATGAGTAGCGTGCTGCCGAGCAGCGTTGACGTGATCCGTGGCCAGATCAACCGCGTACCGGAGCCGGCAGACAGCGATTTCATCGTCATGTGGCCGATCATGCGCCGCCGCCTGGAGACCAACGTCGACCAGTTCGTTGATACCAAGGGTGTCGGTTCCATCGCCGGCAACTTGATGACGGTGACCGGGCTCAGCTACG